GAGGCGGAGGAAATATTTATACAAGAGATTCTGCCTGACTTAGAACCTAGCAATATACATGGTTGGCAATGGCACGAAACTCAGATATTGAATAAGGAGAATACATAATGGAAAAAGTAACAGAAATCCGACCATACAAGTGGTCATCATGGGGTATCGAGATTTATTCGAGAGAGAACCGCAATGGAAGGATTGAATACGCCTACATCGTAGAGGAACAGAAGTGGTCGTGGATTAGAATGAAGGGCAACTATTCGCTAGAACCCGTAGAACAGGATGTACTCATCGCACCACTCTTTGAGAACCCTGAGGACTCAACTGACCTATACTTTGTTGTTGATGGGGAGTGCGATTCGAACGAGGCAGATGGTGGGGGTGAGGAAGTTGAGCTTCTTGAGCAACACTTGAAGACCGAGTACGCCACACTTGAAAAACAGGACGAAAACTTAGGGGAACGAGATCGACTATACCAGATGGGGTTTAAGGACAACGACTTTAGAATCGTAATTCAGTTCAAACAACGCAAACTAGGAGAATGACATGATGACAGGAACACCAAGCAAGGACAAGCAAGCAGAAGGAGAGGTATGGTATGGCATGACACGTTGGAACATTGACGACATCAAGTACCTAGCACCCGAGTGGACAGACGAGCAATGTCATGCGTTTATGGAGAGGCACGACCGACACTTGAAAGACCGCATGATAGAACTAGGTTGGGAAGTGCTAGATGTTTATGTAGCACAAGAGAAACAACTAATGGATACAATGACTTGGCTTAAAGAGCAAGATTCAACCATTGATGTAGACGCTGAAGACCTTATGGACGCAAACGGACTATACATAGAGGAGGACGAGTAATGAACTGCGACAAAGACTACGCGTATGAAGTAAGAGACGTCATTATCGTTAAGGTCGACACCGAGACAGGTGAGGAAGTATTGAACAGGGATGGATCAATAAAACACTTTAGACCGAAAGACATGAATGATTACTTGCATGTTGAGTTTTATGATGAAGAAGTGGAGGACGCGTAATGTATCACTTACAAATGAATACCATCGCAGATGGATGGGTAACGGCATGGGAGGGTGCGGAGTACAACACCTTTGGTGAGGCACTAGAACAACTCGATGAGTTTCTCGAGGAAGTAAAGACTGATGGTCTTGATTATAGTCGCGATGACTATCGCATTAAATTTATTGAGGGGATAGTCATGGAGTTTACCCCTGAAGGATGGGAGGATGACGGATGAAAATCATGTGGGAGATACTACAATTTGTATCGGTAGTAGCATTTGTGAGTAGCTTGGTGGCGATGGCTATCTACTTTTACCCGAAGGAAAAGAACTATCATTGCCACGCAAAGAACGAATACCTGTATGAAAGTATTATGGCGAATGGTAACGTCTTTGTTAAGACCGATCGACCCTGTATTGACATCAGGGATATTGAACCTAGACAAACTAAGGAGATACAAAATGAAAAGAAATAGGGACGTGTACTACCGAACTTATTTTTCGTGGGAGGCTAAGAAGGCGAGGAACAATCGCCTACTTGGTTTTGTAGTGGGGGTAATCCTTACCTCGGCAGTGTGGCACATAATAGGAGGAATAGTATGAAAAATAAAAATGGAGAAGAACTGGTATCAAAGTCTATCGACTATGTCGAGCAAGACATCTACGATTACTTCGGTGCAGATCAAGACATCTGGAACGCAGGTCGACATGAGTTACTCGGAGTAATCGGAGGCATGTCAGGTATACTAGAACTTATTTGGCATGGTCATGTAACACCTGAAATTGCGTTTAAAGACTTCAAGGCTTGGCTAAAAGAACGAGAAGAACTTAATGAAATTCAAGTGGAGATATCGGATGACGCCTGAAAAGAAAGTAAAGACTAAGGTTACTAAAATACTAAAAGAGCTAGGGGCATACTATTGTATGCCCGCTACGGGGGGTTATGGTGCAAGTGGAGTACCCGACATCATAGCCTGTTATAAAGGTCGGTTCATAGGTATCGAGTGTAAGGCTAATGGTAACAAGCCAACGGCACTACAACAGAAACACCTACGCGAGATCAGTATAGGTGGGGGTGTGGCATTAGTTATTGACGAAACAAATATAGACATGCTAGAGTATTACGTTACTGGCAAACAAATATTTAACATGAAGGATAAAACATGAATGCAGAAAATAATAAAGCAAAGAAAGAACTTACACGCATGCAAACTAAAGAACAAGTAATAGATATGTTAAGGGAGGAGGGGTACACGGTTTTATACCCAATACCGAAAGAGGCTTCAAGAATACGCATGGAAGCGAGAATGGTAAGTGTATTAAAACAAAGCATAATACCTGTGTTAGAGCATAGTGGGTATATGGTAACTAAAACAGGAGTGCCTAAAAGATGAATGCAGAAGATGTAGATATGGTGAATCAACCGCCTCATTATACGAGTACCAAGTATGAGGTGATAGATATACTTGAAGAGTTTTTTAAAGACGACCCGCTACTATGGCAATGTGGTAAATATCTTTTACGTTGTAAAGGTAAGGGAAACCTAGAGCAAGACCTGAGTAAAATGATATGGTATGCCAAGCGGAAAATAGAACAGGAGAAATAGTATGAGTGCTGATTTATTTAGACGTACAAAAAGTTTACTACTCGATCACATAAGATTGCTCAACCATCACAGTATAGGCGACACTCATGTGGATGACGCACAAGCTATTGTGGATGAGATTAGTATTCTACTTAAAAGCGATGAGATACAGGCGCTAGAACAAAAGATTGATGAAGTTGAACGTAAAGTAGTAAGTGATGATATTGCTGATGAAATACTTAACGGCAAGTACTGCGTAGGCGGATCATGCGAAGATTAATAAAAGGAGTATTATGAGTAAAGCGAGTCACTATTCACAAGAAGAGAGAGATGAATTTCTAGCGAGAGCTATTGAGTTTATGCAGAAAAAACCTGATGCGAGTAGGGCAAGAGTAGCTAAGTATTCAGGTGTAGGAATGAGTGTACTAGAACGATTTGAAAAAGAGGGTAAACTAACACTACCTAAACCAATGACTAAGAAACAAGTGCGTAACAAGTACAAGTGGATGGACACACTAGGAAAAATATAAATGGCAGATGAAGCAGACATTGCGAATGACCACGTGCAAAAGACTCTTGATTTAACCATGAGGACTATAAATACTAAGGTACCTGAGAATGATAAGAGGATATGTATTTGGTGCGAGGGAAAGATTAAAGAGAAAGATGGTAGGCGGTGGTGTTCATTAGAATGCCGACAAGATCACCAACTATATGCGAATAAGATATGACAATTAAAGTAGGTAAGGCCGTGTGCCATAAGTGTAAACAACACGCTAAACTTTATTACAAAAAGAAATGGTGGTGTTCCGTTGAGTCGGACATGGGTACCTTTAATATAAAGGGTTATTGTAAAAACAAAAAGGATCATAGTGCAAATAGTAACGATTGATTTCGAAACATTTTATGACACGGGATTTAGTTTATCCCGCATGACTACAGAAGAATACATACAAGACGATCAGTTTCAGGTCATCGGTGTAGCTATAAAAATTAACGATGATAAGACCGAATGGTATATCGGTGATGACTGTGCAAAAGCCCTTGCAGAAGTAGACTGGGCAAACTCCATGTTACTTTGTCACAACACCCAGTTCGATGGTGCCATACTAAAATGGTACTACGGGTTCGAGCCGGCCGGGTACTTTGATACCCTGTCCATAGCACGTGCGCTACACGGTATCAATGCGGGAGGTTCACTTAAAGCTCTGGCTGAACGTTACAAACTAGGAGAGAAGGGAACCGAGGTAGTCGATGCTAAAGGTATGCGATTAGAAGATTTTCCTGAGCATCAGCTACGTCAGTATGGTGTGTACTGTAAGAACGATGTGAAGTTAACCTATGACTTATTCAAGGTTATATCTATGGGGTTCCCGGTAGACGAATTAAAACTGATAGATATAACATTAAAGATGTTCATCTCGCCTACCTTACAACTCGACACCGAGATACTAAAGATACGACTACAAGAAGTAAAACAGGGAAAGACCCTACTGCTAGAAGGGCTAATGAAGAAATTAGAATGTGAGGATGCTGAGGCAGTACGTAAGAAGTTAGCTAGTAACAAACAGTTTGCTGAGCTACTATGCCAAATGGGTATACAATGCCCTATGAAAATATCCCCCACTACAGGGAAAGAAACCTTCGCCCTAGCTAAGAATGATGTAGGGTTCATAGCCCTATGTGAACATGAGGACACATTTATTCAAGACCTATGTGCTGTACGTTTAGGTACGAAGTCGACGATGGAGGAGGCAAGGATCGAGCGGTTCATCTCCATAGCTACACGTAACAATAACCAACTACCTATCCCCCTTAAGTATTATGGCGCACATACTGGCCGATGGGCGGGTATAGACAAGGTGAACTTCCAGAACCTACCATCCCGAGATAAGAAAAAGAAAGCATTAAAGAACGCTATCCTACCACCAGACGGACATGTCATCATGAACGTTGACTCTTCACAGATCGAAGCTCGTATACTAGTCTGGCTTGCCGGGCAACACGATGTGGTTGAGCAGTTTAGAAAAGGTGAGGATGTCTACTCGGTATTTGCATCTAAAGTATTTAACAGGGAGGTATCTAAAAAGACACCGACCGAACGCTTCATTGGTAAGACATGTATACTTGGATTAGGGTATGGCACGGGCGCTAAGAAACTACAACATACATTGAAGACATCTCCTCCGGGTGCTGATCTATCTGACCAAGAGTGTCAAAGGATTGTTAAGGTATACCGGGATGTTAATCATGAGGTGATTAAGTTATGGGACAAATGTGATAAGGCATTAAAATTCATGGCATCATGGCCTGAAGGTAAGCCGTTCTATTACCTCGACAATAGAAAATCTATACTAGTTACCCCGGGGGGTTTACGCTTACCTAACGGACTCTACATCTATTACCCTGATCTCGAATGGAAGACCGACGAGAGCGTTAGAGGTGGGTATGTCTATAAATCTAGACGTGGACAGGTGAGTATATGGGGTGGTGCTATGGTAGAGAATGTTGTCCAAGCATTAGCTAGGATAGTAGTGGGTGAGCAGATGATAGCTATTAATGAGAGATACAAACCGGT